GGTGTACTCTTCGTAGACTTTGTTAAGCACCCACCAAGTTTATGTACTATGTCAGGTCTAGAAGAAAGCCAATATTCAAACACCTCCCATATAACACCTAGACCAATCCATAACCTAAATTGGTCTGGATACATAGCACCTAAAAGAGTGAAAAGAAATAGGTGTCCATATTGAAATCCATAAAACTCAGTTCGATGACATTTTTCTGGGTGTTCAGCTTGATTTTTACATGAACATTGTCTTGCATGATGTAAAAACCATAGTGTAAATAAAACTATAATAATCATCTTAATTTTAACTAACAAAATTTTTAAATTACTTAAAAATCTCTTTAATCAATACCTTTAATAATTCACCAAAAATGAACACTTGTTGGGTCATTGCTAACATCTTCGCACGTCCTGTAATGGGACTAAAGTCACCGTAACCCACACTACTCATAGTCGTGAAAGAAAAATAGTAAGGATCGAGAGCCGTCTTGAAGCCAAACTCCTCAGGATCCATCAAACTATAAAGATAACCATATAATAGTGCGACAGTTATAACAAGTTTGAATTTATCTATAGGTGTCATTTATTCTTTACTAATATTTATTTCTTTCAATCCAATGTCCATACTTTTTCTCTTCTGTTTTGCGAACCATCGACCACCCACACTCACACCAGTGTTCGCACCCCGTGTGGGTGTGTCACATAATATGATGCTTAAACCGTTACATACATCTGGTTTATGTTCCTTGTCTGGAAACTCTTCATTGAACGCGTGTATCGAAATAGACGGGATGTCTGGGGCGTCATCTAAAAGGCGGTCATATTCTTCCCGAGCCTTTGAAACAAATTCGAGTACATCTACCCGATGCTCCTTCTCGAGAGAAAGTTCCATGTCAATATTTCTATAAAATTTAGAATACTGAATGCACATGAGTGAATGTGCCTCTGTCAGTTGCTGACTTTGACTAAACTTACTTATCGATGCGAGAATACCACCAACTACATTTAAGAATGCAAAGATGTATTGAAATATTACGATTCTTCTCTGTGTGTCTATATCTTCGACAGTACCATTCGGGTTTAAAACAGCAAAACCACCCACACCGGTCAGACTCGCTATAATTATATTGGGGTACGCCATCATATCGTTGTGCTTCTTGTAATACAACCTAGCATGATTGTGAAGCCAGCGGTATCCAGCCGCCTTTTCTGCCCATTTGATTAAGAGTTTCTCCTGTTTATCACACCAACAATGGGGCACATCCTCTTCACCCATATCTACTAAGTGCTGAGAATATTTGCACACTCCCTCGCATAGGCATCAACCGCCTCGTTCTGAGGATTTCCATTATGGGCCTTGACCCACTTCCAATCGATTATCTCCATTTTTTGTGTGAGGGTGTCAATCTCAATCCAAAGTTCTTTGTTTTTCACGGGCGTCCCTGACGCAGTCTTCCACCCATTCCGTTTCCAGTTTTTTATCCACGTGGTGATTCCCTGTTTCACATAGTTACTGTCCGTAAAAATACGCACCGAAAGGATTCCCAATTCCAGACACTTTTCGAGAGCCTTTACGACAGCGGTCATTTCCATGACGTTGTTGGTGGTGTTCCTCAGATTACCACCAAGTTTCATACCCTCCCCAATAGCAGCCCAACCACCGCGACCAGGGTTCCCCAAACAACTTCCATCTGTGTAAATTTCGTACATACTTACTTATTGTCTTTCTTTTTTAACTCACGGTATTCAATAGCCTTCTTTGGGGTCTTGCATATTATGTCACCACAATGATCTCTATTTTGATAAACAGAGTTTATAGATGTAGTGAGTTCATGGCACGTCTTTAAATTCCACCGACCTAGCATGGGTTTTTCCACTTTTACAAAAAAGTCAAAAAGTCTTTTCAACATAATATTATTACTTTATAGTAATGGATCCCGACTTAGGCTATCTAATGAAGGTTGTCGAAGAACATAAATACAGATTGACCGATGGTGAGTATTTAGAAATATGTAACGCTCTTAAAAATGTTCATCACAAAATTAAAGGACGAAATCGAGAAAACTTTGTGAGGAGAATCAGGAAAAAACTGGTTTTCGGTTTTGGTCTAGCTATTTTATTACTTCGTAAAAAATAAACTACTTTATATTAATGAAACACACCACCGCGATTTTAATTTCTTTACTCGTAGGGACAGCATATTATCGTATGATGGAAAAAACAATTCCTACCGACAAAAATTGTAGTTTTATCGCCAGTCCTATGACCGATTTTTTAGCATTTGTATGGGGAGCGATTGTGATAGGCTATGGATACACCTACGATAATGAAATACTCACGGGATTGGGTGCATCAGTAATTGTCGAACACATTTGGCAACTCACACGGAAACCCATTATTTTTCATTCACCTTAGATGGAAACGGGGGCCTATCGGGTCTAAAAAAGTTATTATACGGACACCCCAAACATCTTGTATGACGAATTGCACATGAAAGTGTGTCGGCGTTCTTCATACATGGTTTTTTCTCAGCCTTTTTTCGTTGTCGATAGGTGCGTTTTCTTCCGATGGCGTATATCAGAATTGATGTTTGACCTATGGCCAACATATATAATCAATAGTGGTTAGTCTTTATCACATTTTAAGATACTTGAATATCTTAAAATTTGAAATTTGAAATTGATGGTTTTATACGAGCAATTTAGTTCGAGAACGCGAGGCCACCCATACCGGACTGGATGCGGAGGACGTTGTAGTTGGTCGCGAACATGTGCATGGAGGTCGCATCGTTCGCGGTGTTCATCTTGACCGCAACCTGCGCGTTGTCGATGCGCGAGAAGTTGCAGGTACCAGTTGGCTGGTGCTCCTCTGGCTTGAGAGCGAAGGAGTAAGAGTAGATGCCTGGGTAAGGAGAGCCAGTGTGGTGGTTGTAAGACTGCACCTGGTTGAAGTACTTACCCTTCTGCTCCTTGAAGCGGTCTTGGCCGTTGAGGACAAGCTTGAAGGTGTCGAGGGGACCCGCCGCCTCCTCAGTGAAGGCGGTGTCACCACCACCGGTACCGACCTGCACCATGGGGGCACCCGCGAGGGCGGTGGGCACGAAGGCGTTGGACGCCTCGATGGCAGTCTGGTCAGACTCGAGGACGATGTTGGTGGCAACAGACGCGGTGGTGAAGTTCCAGAGGGAGTTCTTGGACGCGGTGTTGGAGAAGCACCAGACAAGCTCCTTGACTGGGTGGTTGTAGGAGAGGCGGACCTGCTTTGTCGCCGCGGAGGTGACGGTGTCGGTGCCTGTGTGCTGGACCTGCTCGATGAGGTACTCGTGACCCTTCTGCGCGAAGCGGCGACGCTCCTCAGTGTCGAGGTAGATGTAGTTCGCCCACACCTTGAAGACGGACTTGTTGAGGAAGGTCTCCATGTCGGAGGCGAGGTCGAAGTCGATGCGGACCTCGTGGTACTGGAGGGCGATGAGGGGGAGGTAGAGACCGGGGTTGCGGTTGAAGAAGAAGACGAGGGGGAGGTAGACAGTCTTGCCGTCCGCCGCGGTGGTCATCTTACCCCAGGTGGCCTTCTTGGACTCGTCCAAGTAAAGCTCGGAGTACATGCGCCACCACTTCTGGTAGTGCTTGTCGATGCGCTGACCACCAATGGAAAGCTCAACGTTGTTGATGGCACGCTCCGCGACAAAGTTGCAGTCACCCGCATCAGCAGTCTTGGTCGCCGCAATGTCAGACTCGAGTTCGATGTACATGTCACCGACGAGATCACCGTTGCGCGCAACGGTGACGGACACGCGACCGGAGTTCGCGGCAGTACCGTTGACGGTCTGCTCGATGTTCTCCATCGCGAAGTTGGTGTGGCGCTTGTATTTCGCCTGGAAGAAGGTCACCTCAGGGTTACCGGTAAGGTAAACATCCTGGGCGCCGTACGCTACGAGTTGCATGAGACCACCGGCCATTTTGAGAGTTGTTGTACTATAGGCAGAGAAAATAATTCTGCGAAATTTCGCGATCCAATTTTTCTCAGTCAAGTTTAAATGTCGTCCCAGCCTGAAGAAGAAATTGAGATCGAAGAAGGAGAAATTATATCCGACACAGAAACCGAAGAGGATCTTTTTGAAGATCAAGAAATCGAGGAGGGAATTGACATGGTGGAATTTATGGGTTCCCTACTCGCCACCCCAGAGGGGGATACAGTGTGTACAGCCCTAGTCAACATTGGTATCCAACTACAAAACCAAAATAAAATACTCATAAAGATTTTGAGTAAGCTTCAAACTGCTTAAGGAATAAAGTACTGTAAATATAAATGGAAGAAACCCACTTCATCGACAAGGAACCCAACACTTATGAGGCTTTGGCGGAACTTCATAAGCAACAAATCCGTTCGATGAACTTGGAACAAATATATAGGACCGTTGACTCCCTAGAATTTCGGTGGGATCTGAGGACGGGTGATTACAGGAACGCCCGTGAGTTGGGGTACAGACAGTTCATTCACCCAGATAATTTCAGTGTTGAAGGGAACCCAGATCCCTCGAGGATAGATATACTCGCGATCAAAGACATCAAAAATAGACATCGGAGATTTCTTTCTGACCTGAAAAACTATATCAGGGAAATTGGTGTTCACAAAAAGGAATCGGACGACATTGAAGTTCCCATCATTAAAAGGGTCAATAATATTTTCAAACAGGTAAATGATGGGTATGAAAATATCCGACGGCATTATACATCCTTTGAGCGTGTCGTCAACCCCACTGCGATGCCCCAAATTGTCACAAGTGCAGATCCCTCTACTATGGATGAAGACGAGATTGAAAGTGCCACCCCCTTCCAGAAATGTCTGCTCTACACTCTTGACCAAACCTATAAGTCTGGGTACAGGAGATACAAGGGATTCTGCTGTGAAGAAATTAAGACCATCGAAGGCTTTCGAACACGTGCGTGGAACCCAAAGTTTACTATCGAGGACTTTGTACACTCCCTCTCACAGAAGGATGACGACTTCAACAACTGGAAAAACTTCACGAGTAGAGGTTCAGTGTTCAGGGATGTAATTGAAAATGTGTCAAAGTGTGTCGATCACCAATTTCCACAGATTGAGAAGAGACGACACGTTTGGTCCTTTAGAAACGGTGTATTCGTTGGTAAACAGTACATCGCGGAAGATGTGTACGATTGTCGGTTCTATCCCTACAAGAGTAAGGAGTTCATGTGCCTCGACCCCACCATTGTGGCGTGTAAGTACTTTGACCAGCAGTTTGATGACTTCCCGGATATCGAAAGGTGGCAGGACATCCCAACCCCCTACTTTGATAGTGTACTGAGGTACCAGAAATTCGAGGAGGAAGTTTGCAATTGGGCCTATGTCATGGGTGGTCGGCTCTGCTTCGATGTGAACGATATGGATTCGTGGCAGGTTATCCCATTCTTCAAGGGTATCGCGAGATCTGGAAAGTCCACCCTCATCACCAAGGTGTTCAAGAAGTTCTACGAGAGTGAAGACGTTGGGACCCTCTCGAACAACATCGAGAAGAAGTTTGGACTCTCGGCCATTAAGGACTCCTTCATGTTCATCGCCCCAGAGGTCAAAGGTGACCTGGCCCTAGAACAAGCGGAGTTCCAGTCCATCGTTTCGGGGGAAGATGTTTCCATCGCGGTGAAGAACAAGACTGCCATGTCGTTTGAGTGGAAAGTCCCAGGGGTCTTGGGTGGTAACGAAGTCCCAAACTGGAAGGATAACTCCGGTTCCGTTCTCCGCCGCATTCTACCCTGGAACTTCAGTAAACAGGTTCAGGATGCAGACCCCCAGTTGGACAAGAAGCTTGACAAGGAGTTACCCATCATTTTGTACAAGTGCATTAGGGCCTACCACGACTATTCCAAAAAGTTTAACGACAAAGACATTTGGAATGTGGTACCAGATTACTTCAAGAAGATTCAAAAGCAGGTGGCGATGGTTGCGAGTACCCTGACGAACTTCCTAGAGTCTACAAACGTCAACTTTGGTGCAGACCTATTCGTCCCACAGAAGATGTTTATAGTGGTGTTCAATCAACACTGCCAAGCCAACAACCTCGGGAAGCCCAAGTTCAACCAGGACTTTTACGCCGGTCCGTTCAGTTCTAGGGAAATTGAAGTCAGGGACGAAGTTGTTACCTACAAGGGTAGGACCTACCCCAAGCAGCCAATTATATATGGGTTGGATGTAATCTCCGAAGACGCCGTGGAATTCTCAGACAACTTTTAAAAAAAATACTCACCAATAGTAATATGAGCCAACAGGCCAGGGAATTTATACGAAGTTCTGGTGTTGAGATCACACCAAGTAATACTTCTTTCCCCCCCCGTCTAGAAAGAAACATTGTAAACGATACCAAATATGGTGAATTTTCTGAATTTATGAATAACGAAAATAGAATGAAAAATTTTTTGAATGAGGTGGGTGCGCCAGAAGTTGTGCCTGTCACTTTGAGTAAGTTAAATTTAGGGATGTTTAATGCCACTGTAAACAGGAATTTTGGACCAGGTAATCGTGTAGATCTTAAAGCCATACTTATGCGACCACCAGTTGGTCGAACTCCCATTGGTGAAGGTCTTTATGTAGACACCGAAGACCTTCGCGGTGTGTACGGTCAATTTAAGACTGGTTTTTCTCACACAAAAAATTACGGACCAAAGGGAAATATAAAC